CAACACCATGGACACCAAGGAGTTCGAAGGCGGTTCGCTGTACGTCACTACCGCCGGCTCTGCGGCCAACTTGGCCGAGCTGTCGGCGCGCTACGTGTACGGCGATGAAATCGACCGCTGGGAAGTCGACGTGGGCGAAGAGGGCGACCCCATCGAGCTGGCGGAAACGCGGGGCAGTACTTTCGGCCGCAATGCCAAGTTCTACTTCTCCAGTTCGCCGACGATCAAGGGCGCCTCGCGCATCGACGATCTATTCGAGGGTAGCGACCAGCGTTACTTCTACGTGCCTTGCCCGACCTGCGGGCATATGCAAACCCTGGAGTGGGAGCGGCTGCATTACTCCCAGGACTTTAGCGTGGTGCATTACGAGTGCGCCGGGCCTGACTGCGATGTGCTGATCGAGGAACACCACAAGGGCGATATGCTCGCCCGTGGTGAGTGGCGTGCCCATGCCAAGGGCGATGGCGAGACGGTCGGCTTCCACCTCAACGCGCTGTATTCACCGCTGGGTTGGACGGGCTGGAAGTCGCTGGCGAAGCAATTCGAGAAGGCGAAAAAGGCCCAGGCCAAAGGCGACCTTGAACCCATGCAGGTGTTCTACAACACCCGCCTGGCTAAGGTGTGGGACAGCGCGCAAGAGCAGACCAAAGCCTCGGTGCTGATCGAGCGGGCACGCCGGGAAGGGTTCTCCCTCGGTGCGATGCCCGCCGCCGTGATGATGATCACGGGCGCCGTCGACGTACAGGCCGACCGTCTGGAGTTCATGGCAATGGGCTGGGGTGTCGGCATGGAGCGCTGGGTCATCGACCACAGGGTGATCGCGGGCGACCCTTCGGACGAGCGCACCTGGGCGGTACTGGATGAACTGCTGAAAGAGCGGTACCGGCATCCGTGTGGCGTTGGCCTGGGCATTCTCGCGGTTGCTGTTGACTCCGGCGGTCACCACACGGACGAGGTCTACCAGTTCTGCCGCGTGCGGCGCTGGCGCAACATCTTCGCCATTAAAGGCGCGAGCAAGCCTGGTAAGCCGGTAATCGCTCAGCGGCCGTCCATGGTCGATGTGACCTGGAAGGGCCAGACCGAACGCGGCGGCGCCGAACTGTGGTTTGTCGGTACCGACACCGCAAAGGACTGGATCTACAACCGCTACCCGTTCGAGTCCGGCCCAGGTGCGCTGCACTTTGCCAACGACCTGCCGGATGAGTTCTTTGCCCAGTGCGTGGCCGAGCGCAAGGTCGCCAAGTACGTGCGGGGCCACAAGCGTATCGAGTGGATCAAGGGCAAGGCCGAGCGAAACGAAGCCCTCGACCTGATGGTGTATTGCCTGGCGATGGCGCATTACCTCGGCATCAACCGGTATCAGGAACACGACTGGGACCGGGTACGGAACTCGCTGGCACAGGCCGGTTTATTCGATGAAAAGGTGGTCGCTGCTGAGCGTGTAACGGTTGCCCCACAGGCTACCGCGACACCGCAAGTGGCGCCGCAACCCGTTGCCCCGGTCGCCCAACCGCGACCCGCTGCACCCCCACAACGCCGCAGTTCCACCAGCGGTTACCTGAAGAGACGCTGATATGTCGTTTACCCCGAAGCACCTCGAAGCCATCGAGCGCGCCATTGCACGCGGTGAAAAGACCGTGCGCTACAGCGACCGCACGGTGGAATACCGTTCCATCGACGAACTGCTCAAGGCCCGCGACGAGATCCGCACGTCGTTGACCAACGCCGCCGGGCCCCGCTCACGCGTGGTTCGGCTCATGCATGGAGGCAAGGGACTCTAATGGCACGACACTATCCGACGCTGACCCGTAATGGATTCTTGCTGCCGTCGAACATCAAGGCCAGTTACGAAGGCGCGGGTGAGGGTCGACGCTCGGCCAGTTGGGAAGCCACCGACAACGGCATCAACAGCATCAACACCCCGGCTCTGCGTAACCTGCGGGCGCGTTCACGGGCGGCGGTTCGCAATGACCCGTACGCCTTTAATGTCATCGACAAGCGCGTCAGCAACCTTATCGGCACCGGCATCACGCCCAGGCCGACCACGGATGACGCGGAACTGCGCAAACTCCAGCAGCAGTTGTGGGAGGACTGGGTTGACGAAGCGGACGCTGATGAGCTGACCGACTTCTACGGCATGCAGGCCCTGGTGGCGCGCACGGTTGAAACGGCCGGCGAATGCTTTGTGCGGTTGCGGCCGCGCAGCCTGAGTGAGGGGTTAGCGGTGCCGTTACAACTGCAGGCGCTGGCACCCGAGTTTGTCCCCCATGACAAGTTCGAGACGACCAAAAACGGCAACGTTATCCGCGCCGGGATCGAGTTCAATCCGGCCGGCAAGCGTGTGGCGTACTGGATGTACTTGTCGCACCCACGCGATTCGTCGTCGTTAAACGTCGGTTACAACCAGCTGGTGCGGGTGCCTGCGACGCAGGTGCTGCATATTTTCGAGCCGATGGAGCCAGGGCAACTGCGCGGTGTACCACGCTTGGCCCCGGTGTTGAAACGCTTGCGAAGTCTGGACAACTACGACGACGCAGTGCTGTTCCGCCAGGAGGTGGCGAACCTGTTTGCCGGCTTCATCAAGCGTCCTGCACCTGAGGCCGGGCCGCAGGCGCGCAACCCGATGACCGGGGAGCTGCTGGTCACCGACCGCGACGGCTTCACGCCCATGGTCGCCCTGGAACCCGGCACCATGCAGGAGCTGGGGCCAGGTGAAGAGGTGGAGTTCTCCAAACCGCCGGACGCCGGCAACAACTACCCGGACTTCATGCGGCAGCAGCTGATGGCTGCGGCGGCGGGCTCGGGCACGCCTTACGAGATCCTTACCGGCGATATGCGAGAGGTCAACGACCGGGCACTGCGGGTGGTACTCAACGAGTTCCGGCGCCGCCTGGAGCAGCTGCAATTCGGCGTGTATGTGCATCAACTGTGTCGCCCGGTGCGTGCCGCCTGGATGGACATGGCGGTGCTGTCCGGTGCCCTGGTGCTGGAGGACTACGCCCAACGTCGGCGCGAATACCTGCGCACACGCTGGGTGCCACAAGGCTGGGCCTACATCCAGCCGGTGCAGGACGTGCAGGCGCGGCGGATGGAAGTGCAGGCGGGCTTCGGTTCGCGCAGCGAGATGTGTCTGCGCAACGGCTATGACGCGGAAACCATCGACGCGGAAAACGCGGCCGACCTCGCCAGGTCCACCGATCTGGGCCTCAACTACACCACGCTTGATGCCATCGAGCCGATTGATGACAAGGAACAACCATGAGTAAAAAAGCGATCCCGCGCATTTATGACAAGGCTGGCAAGCAGGTAAAAGTCGCGGATAAAAGTTGGTACACATTCCAGGCCAGCGGTGAAGCTGAACAACAGACCATTGAGGTCTTTGTATACGGTGAGATCGGCACCTGGGGTGTCAGCGCTAACCAGTTTGTTCAGGACCTGCGGGCGATGGATGACGGCGTTTCCCCGGTCGTTGTGGCGTTCAACAGCATTGGCGGCGACCTATTCGACGGCCTGGCTATTCACAACGCGCTGTCGCGCTTGGGCGAGCGCTGTACCGGGCGCATTGATGCGCTGGCGGCCAGCGCGGCCAGTGTTGCCGTGTGTGGCGCTCACCGGGTGGTGATCGCGGCCAATGCCATGTTGATGATCCACAACCCCTACACCTTTACCGGCGGTGATGCCGAGGACTTCCGGCGTGTCGCCGACGTGCTGGACCAGACACTGGAAGCGATTATTGCGGCCTACAAGTCCAAAGCGCCGGACATCGACGAGGCCGAGCTGCGGCGCATGGTTAACGCCGAAACCTGGCTGACGGCCAACGAAGCAGTCGCCTTGGGCTTGGCCGATGAAGTGGGCGACGGGCTGAAAGTGAAAGCCTGCCTCGGGCAGGGCAGCGTGTTGCAGCGCTTCCAGAACGCCCCGGCTGAATTGCTCGCTCAGCTTGACGATGAACCGGATGTCGAGCCGCCAGAGCCGGATATCCCGTCGGGTCCAGCACCCGTATTGGACGCTGCCGGATTGGCGTTGATGGTTACCAAGGGGTGTGCGGCGGCTGGCATCAGCAACCTGGTGGACCCGATACTCGCTTCGACGAAGCTGGAAAGCGAAGCGGTAGTCACTGCGGCGCTGACCAAGGCGAAAGCGCTGCACGGCCTGTGTGTCGCGGCACGATTGCCGGAACTGACCGGCGAATTTCTGGCTGCCGGTCTGGATGAAGCTGCTGTCAGGGCGCGCCTGTTCGACAAGCTGGTAAGCAGCGGCGGCGGTTTTGAAATCAACAACAGTCTGCCGCTCGACAATGATCCGGCACCCACTATCAAGGCCAAACAGGTCGACAGTCATTCAATCTGGGCAAGCCGGCAGGCGGCGCAGAACGGAACCTCGAAAGGAGTAAGAGCATGAAAACTGAATCGATGCACGCGGGCGAGTTCCTACTGTCCGAAGGCGCTGGCAACATTTCCCGCGAAGCGATCAACGTAGCGGCAGGGCCTGCCCTGGAACCGGGCCAGATCCTCGGCCTGGTCACAGCCAGCGGTGAGTTTGCGCCTTATAAAGCGACAGCTGAGGACGGCACCGAAAACGCCGCGGCGATCCTCTACGGGCCTTTAAGCGAATCCGATGTTGTCCGGCGCGGTCGTGCCATCGTGCGGCTGGCTGAGGTCAGCGAGGCGCATTTGACCGGCCTTGACCCTGCCGCCGAGAAAGCCCTGAACAACCAGCACGTGATCGTGCGCTAAGACGCTTATCCCATTTATCCATCCCGCCGAGTGCGGGATTTTTCGTTTCTGGAGTGCACCCCCATGGCCGATATCGCCATTTTTGAAGACGATGCGTTCAGCGTTTCCTCGTTGACTGCCGCAATCAATGAACAGGAATACCTGCCGGGCCGTATCAGCAGCCTCGGCCTTTTCCGCGAAGAGGGCATCAGCACGCTGACCGTGCAGATCGAGAAAGACGGCGACACTCTGGCCCTGGTGCCATCGGGTGAACGTGGTACTTCTGGCCTGGTGGTCGGCGCGACTAAGCGTCAGTTGATTCCGTTTAACACCGTACACCTGCCGGAACGCTTCACCATCAAGGCCGACGAGATCCAAGGCATTCGCGCCTTCGGTACCCGCAGCGAACTGCAGGCCGTGCAGGATGTAGTCAACAAGCGCCTGGCAAAGGCCCGCCGACAGCTGGATGCCACCCACGAATTCCAGCGTATGGGTGCGTTGAACGGGCAGGTGCTGGACGCCGATGGCAAGACAGTCCTGTTGGATATTTATAAATCCTTCGGCGTGAATCGCCAGAAGCTACCGATGGGCTTGAACAGCCCAGATACCGAGCTGCGCGTCAAATGCGGCGAAGCGCTGGATATGCAAGAGGAAGCCCTCGGCAGCGTCACCAGCAGCGGCTCCCGCGCGTTGTGCGGCAAGAACTTCTGGAACAAGCTGATCGTGCACAAGTCGGTCAAAGAGACCTATCTCAACACCATGCAGGCCGCGTCTCTGCGTGGTGATGCACGTGAAGCTTTCGAGTTTGGCGGGATCGTCTGGGAGCGGTATCGCGGCAAGGTTGCTGGCGTTGCGTTCGTCCATGACGACAAGGCACTGCTGGTCCCCGAGGGCGTCCCTGACCTGTACATCTCGTCCTTCGCACCGGCCGACTACATGGAAACGGTCAACACCCAGGGCATCCCGTACTACAGCAAGATCGAGCCGCTGCCTTTCAACAAGGGTGTCGCCGGGGAAGCCCAGTCTAACCCGCTGCACCTGTGCACGCGGCCTCGCGCGCAGATCCTGCTGGAGATGTGATCGTGGCCTTCCGCGATCTGATCGACGACATCGACGAAGTGGTCTTCGAAACCCTGGGCGATAGCGCGCGGATCGAGGGCCGAGAAGAGCCGGTGCTTGGCATGTTTGCTGCGCCCTGGTTGCAGCCGAAGCTCGGCAAGCTCAATACCGGTTTGCGTGAGCCCCGGTTTGAAATCCGCGTCAGCGATTCGGAAGGCTTGAAACGCGGGCTGTTGGTCAGCGTCGACCTGCCCGCCCTGGATGGCGGCGGCGATTACGACTTGCTGCAGCTGGAGCCGAGCGGCGACGGTCTGGTCGCCTTGATCCTGAGGTTGCGCCCATGAGCATCGGTAGCTACGTCAAACCCTCGGCCGGCGGCGGGATGATCTCGATCCAGTCGTCAGCTGCAGATCTTCAGGCGTTCCAGGACTTCGCCAAGTTGGTGCCCAAGGCAGCTGCTGCGGCCCACCGACGCGCGATCAACAAGACGTTGGGCTGGTTGCGTACGCACATTGCCCGTGCAGTCAGCAGGCAGGAGCGCATTGCTGTCGCGGCAGTGCGTCAACGGTTGCGCAGCTACCCTGTGTCCGGCGGGGCATCAAGCGGCAAGCTGTGGTTTGGTTTGAATGCCATCGAGTCCAGCCGGATCGGCCGGGCGCGGCAAACCGGCAGCGGCGTATCGGTTGCGGGAAGGCGTTACCAAGGCGCATTTCTCAAGAAGGTCTACGGCAACAAACCAGACATTTGGATTCGCACTGCGAGCAAGCACTTCAATGCTGATGATTATCCAGACAGCACGGTATCACCTGGTCGCGGTGCAAGTTCTGGATGGGTCGCGGAGCATGGCAATCGTTTTCCGTTAGCCAAGGCCAAAGTGTCTCTGGAGCAGGCCCGTCCGCATTTTGAGACCTGGGTGCAAAAGGCGGATGAACGCTTGCTGGAGATCCTGAAGCAAGAACTCAACTTCGAACTACAGAAATACTTGAAGAGGATCGGGTAATGGCTGACGAACCTTTTAGCCTGGACCAGCTTTACCGGGCGGTCGAGCAACACCTGGTGAGCCATCTGCCAGGGGTTCAGACGGTTAGTGCCTGGCCGGACATTCAGGATCGCATCGCTTTACCGGCGGTATTTCTGGAGCTGGCCGAGATCGAGCCCGGTACCGATATCGGCACGGGTGAAACCACATTGGTGTGTAAGTTCGAGGCACGTATCGTCGTTGACCCGATCTATCCTCTGCATCAGCAACAGGCGGTGCAGCTGGCTACCCAACTTGCGGTCCTACTCCGGGCTCAGACCTGGGGGCTGGAAGTCGAGCCGGCAGAGTTCGTTCAGGCACTACAGGACTGGACTCAGCCAGTGTTGGATGGTTACACCGTTTGGCTGGTGGAGTGGACGCAGCAGGTGTACCTCGACCCTGAAGAGTGGCCTTGGCCCGATCAGCCGCCCGGCATGCTGTTGTTTGGCTTCAACAACGACGTCAAAGAGGAATTTGTTCCAGCGGAGGACTTGTGAGCGGCTATGTTACTGCCCAGCACGACCGCATGCTTGCGGGGGTGGTCAAGGATTGCTTTGTGGTGGCGGTCGATCTGGCTGCCTCCCCTCCGATGTGTCGGGTTTCGGACGGCGAATGGACCAGCGCCTGGGTGCGTTGGCACAGCATCGCCGCCGGCAAGGCCAGGCATTGGAGGGCTCCGTCTCTGGGCGAGCAGGGGACATTGGTCAGTGCCAGCGGTGACGTGTCACAGGGCACGTTCATTCCGGGATTGTATGGCAACGCGGGTCCGCCACCGGATAACCGGGATCATGTGGAAGTGTGGCGTTTTGATGATGGCGGCTCGCTGATTTACGACTGGCAGGCAAAGAGCTACAGCATCACCCTACCGAGCGGTACGGTGACCATCAAAGTCGCCAGTACAGAGGTGGTCGTGACGGACAGCGCCGTGAACGTGACCACCGGCAACATCAATCTGAAAGCAGCGGTGATGATCGACGGCGCGTTACACGTCACGAAAGGCATCACCAGTGCCGGTGCGATCATCGATGCCGGTGGCAACAGCAATCACCACACGCATTAATCTCAACTTATTACAGCCCGCCCATCGCGGGTTTTTTTATGCCTGGAGAAAACATGGCCAAGTTAGAAAGCCCTGTGACCGAAGAGCCTGCAGTCGTTGCGTCAGTGCCAGATCGGCAGCTGACCTTCGGCGATAAAGTATTCACGTCACGCACACTGATCGTTCCCGGAACTGATCGCACTTTGTCGGTCGAGAAAGGCGTTGTAAAGGTTCAGTCATCCGATGCCCAAGCCGTCAGCTTGCTGAAGGCCAACGCCGAGTTCCACTTGCTGAAGGAGTGATTTAGATGATCGGAATGGATCGCCACACCGGCCAACCCATTTCCGGCATCGCGCACTTGCGGCAATCAGTACCAGACATTTTGGGCACGCCGTTGGGCAGCCGGCGGCATCGGATGGATTACGGCAGCAAGCTACGGCGATTTGTTGACTTGCCCGTTACAGATGGCTGGAAAAGCGCCGTACAGGCGGAGGTCGCCCGTGCACTGGGTCGCTGGGAGCCGCGATTGAAGCTGGATCAAGTGCGCGTCATTTCCGTTATCGGCGGGCAAATTAACCTGAAGATCGTCGGGCAGTACCTGAGCGACAGCGTCACGCTGGAGGTGGTCGTATGAGTATCGTGGACCTGTCGTCTTTGCCGGCGCCGACCGTGTTGGAGCCGCTGGACTTCGAAGAGGTTTTTCAGGAGGGGCTGGGGGTCTTTCGCGGATACATGGGCGGCAACTGGACTGCTGCGCTGGAGAGCGATCCGGTGCTCAAGGTGCTGGAGGTCGGCTCTTACATCAAGGTCGGCAACCGCGCCCGAGTCAATGACGCCGGCAAAGCGGTATTGCTGGCGCACGCCATACGCGGTGACCTCGATCACCTGGGGGCCAACGTCAACCTCAAACGTCTGGTCATTCAAGCCGAGGATCTGCTGGCCTTTCCGCCGGTTCCTGAAGTCAAAGAAGACGACGATGCGTTCCGGGAGCGCATCCAGTTGGCCTATGAGGGACTGACCACGGCCGGCCCGCGTAACAGCTACATCCTGCATGCGCGTAACGCCTCGGGGCTGGTGGCGGATGCCACGGCCGAAAGCCCGGCGCCTTGTTACGTGACGGTAACGGTGCTGGGATTGGACGGGGAGGGGGAGGCTTCACCGGAGCTGCTCGCCACGGTGGCAACTGCGCTGAATGACGACGATGTGCGGCCGGTGGGGGACAGGGTGACGGTTCAGAGCGCCCAGGTGATCCGCTACCAAATCAAGGCGATCCTGCACATGACCAGCGCGGGCCCAGAAGCTGATGCCAGTTTAGCCGAGGCGAAAAGTCGATTGGCGGCTTGGATCAATCCGCGCAAACGGCTCGGCGTTGAGGTGGCACGTTCCGGCGTAGACGCTCAGTTACACGTTGCCGGCGTTTCTCGGGTTGAGCTGGTCGGCTGGCAGGACTTGGCCCCGACCAAAGCTCAGGCGGCGTACTGTACGGGCTACACCGTGACGCTGGCGGCTTGACATGAAAAGCCTATTGCCGATCAACAGTACGCAGCTTGAACGGGCCATGGAGGCTACGTTCTTCGAGAAAACGATTGTCCCGCTTCGCGACCTCTACAACGCTGATACCTGCCCGGTGCATTTGCTGCCGCATCTGGCCTGGGCTTGGTCGGTGGATCGCTGGGATTACCGATGGACCGAGGCGACCAAGCGCGCCGCCATCAAGGCCTCTTATTACATCCATGCCCACAAGGGAACAATCGGCGCCTTGCGTCGTGTGGTTGAGCCTCTGGGCTACCTGATCGAGATTATCGAGTGGTTCAACATGAGGCCCGAAGGGATCCCAGGCACCTTCGTGTTAAAGGTCGGGGTGCTGGACACCGGTATCACTGAGGAAATGTATCAGGAGCTGGAGCGCCTGATCGATGACGCCAAGCCCGTCAGCCGTCACCTGACTGGGCTGGCGATTAGCTTGGAATCCACCGGGGCTATAAACATTTTCGCAAGCATATCTGACGGAGAAGTTATTGATGTTTATCCGCCGGTACTTAGTGACATCGAGGTGACAGGTTTTATCGGAAGCGGGATTCGAGAGTGTTCCATAGATGAAATAGAAGTTTATCCTCCTGCGCCTGAACCTATCTCGGTTGACTGCTATGTCGGGGTGCCTGGTCGCGAACATTCCATAGACCATTTGGACGTATACACATGATTGATGCTAATTCGAAGTTTTTCGCGTTACTGACGGCGGTTGGCGAGGCAAAGCAAGTTAAGTCCGATGCAGGGCTGCTAACTTGGAAGCTGACCCATATGGCTGTAGGGGACGCAAACGGTACTGACCCTATCCCTGATCGCTCACAGAAAACACTGATTAATGAGCGCCGCCGGGCTCCATTGAATAGCCTGGAGCCTCATCCTACTAACCCTGGGATCCTAGTAGCCGAGCAGATTATTCCAGCGGATGAAGGTGGGTTCTGGATTCGCGAATTGGGGCTTTTCGATTCTGACGGAGATTTGGTTGCCGTAGCCAATTGCGCGCCAAGTTACAAGTCGCTGCTAGCCCAGGGGTCTGGTAAGACACAAGTTATACGGATGAACTTTGTGGTTTCAAGTTCTACGAACGTTGTGTTGTTGATAGATCCGGCTGTTGTAAACGCTACTCGAAAGTATGTTGACGACTCGGTAGCGAATGCGGTCAACAGGCTTGATTTTAAACATTCGGCATTAGTTGCAACCACGGGCCCAGTGGTCCTGGCGGGCGTTCAAGCTATCGACGGTTTCGCGGTGCCAGCGGGTTCGCGGGTGCTGGTTAAAGATCAAGTTCAGGCAAAGGACAACGGGCTGTACCTGGTCAGCGCTGATTCGTGGGTGCGCACGGTTGATGCCGATACCAGCGATAAAGTAACGCCTGGTTTGCTTGTCACGGTCGAGCGGGGTACAGCCAACGCTGACACTATCTGGCAACTGATCACCGATGGTCCGATAGTTCTTGGAGCTACACCTCTGGCCTTTCAATGGTCAGCGGGGCAAAACGTCCCAACGCCGCCCGTTGATGACAGGTCTAAACGTAGCGCCAATACCGAGTCGGTACGAGCACAGATCGAAAGCACCAAGCAGGCATTTCCTGTGCACGTCTTCCGCA